GTTCTAACCAGAGCGTTAACCACTTGAATGTCAGTACTATTAAGATCAATCATAATTCAAAAGTATCGTATATGTGTTAACGTGTCAACAGATATACTCTTTACTGTCCGTTCGGGCGCGGGCTCATTGTATTAGATTGTCTTCCGCCCATCGGTGTGCCGTCTTCTTGCAAGTTTGCTGGCTGTCCACCTTGCGCCTGCATCTGCATCTGCATCATCGCTTGTTGCTGCGCTGCTTGTTCGGCTTGTTTTCTCTCAAGCTCTTCTCGAGACGGTACAAGGCGATCAACATTAGTGTTGAGATTGGACGCCAGATCCCGCATGAGTTCAGCCGTGCCCTCAGGGCCAACAATTTGCTGAGCAACAGGGCTCTCCAGTACGAGACGGAGGAATTCATTTTTACGTACAGCTTCTGCTTCTTTGACGACCAGCGACATCGCGCCTCGTGCAATAATTTGAACATCACCAATTAAATCCGGATCTTCCGAGTACCTAAGGTTACGTTGGTACTGGCGCTCGAGCATGGGAGTAAGTACATCATGGTCAACGTTACCGATAACCTGTTTAATGCTCTTGCCTGCGTTAGAAATAAGCATGGATAGACCCGAAGACGTACGTCCTGCGCCCGGAACATGCTGCCCTGTCATATAACGTGGTATACCTGACACTTCGTCTGCTAGTTCCATAAACTTCTCAAACACGGACATTAACTCGCCTGCGTTAGAGTTAGGTTGGAAAAACTGCATAGGAGCTGAAGCATCACCGTATTCTGATGATTTGAATTGCCATATCTTCCAAGGGTGCATCTGCGTTATGTCTTCGCCTGCTGGTAAACGGCTTATATTCACACCTACCTGCGGTCCAGAAGAAATACCCATGTTATTAGCCAGCGAACGAGCAGCGGCGTTACACATGTTCTGCGCATCCATACAAAGATCGGCTACCCCATTTCCGTCGATACGTCCGGGGACTTTCTCGAAAGAAGTGAGGTAGTAAGGTTTACGCCCAATCGGGTCGTAATTCAAAACAGCTTTGATGATAGTGTTGTTAACCATCCACACTTCACAAGGATATGATTTGTGCGGGTCATCTACTTCAGACTCATCCATACCCCATTCCATGAGGATTTTTCCGGGGATTGAGTCCCAAAGCTGCAACGCTGCGATAACATCGCCGTCTGCATCATCGAAATCTTTATCAGTAACATCTTCCATGTCACTATTGTCTTGCTCTATCCAGTCCATGCCTACAGCACCGAAGTCAGCAAGGAGCGATCTAACGGCGTCCTCGTCGTAACCTTCTACGCCTAGCATAGCTTCAACGTCATCACGAGTTAGGTGGTGTAGCTCCATGACGGGCATGTTCTGTATATCATCGCCCCAAGGTGCATAATAGAACTTATAAGGGTCTACTCTCTCCCACTCGTCACGTAGTACGTCTACAGCGGCGAGCCCGCCCTGCACATACTTCATGGCCTTACGTTTGCGGGGGATAGGACCTTTCAAGACAGCGAACGGGAATGTCGCTAGATCGTTCGTAAATTCGTAGAGGGCTTTTACCCAGCCGCCCTCTGCAAGCTGGTCTTCCATCTTCAACTCCATGCGCTCAACACGTTTCTCTGCTTCATGCTTTAACGCACGCGTAGCAGTATCTTTCATGCCTTTGGCAAGTTCTTGGAGTTCTTCGGTAGCAAGAGGAGCGTTACCAGCAGAGTAGTACTGCTGAAGGTTCATCTCCATAATTCTTTTGAGGTTACTAGCAACCTCCGGGGGGACTTCAGGGATAGGCGTAGCACCAATAGACCAAGGCTTGTCAGCCCCTGTGCCTAGAAGTGTATCGCGCAACCATGCAGTAGCAGTCCTGCACTTAGTACTAACGATACCCATAAAGATTTCTGAACCGCCTTGCTCTTGGATTTCAGCCATCTTCGCAGGGTCATACTGCATATTCCTCGCTCGTACGCATGCAGACAAACGATCTTCGATCGTGTTGCGTTTGTGGTCTCGCATAACTTCCCAGCGCTTTCGTACATGCGCTGCTAGACCTTGTACCATTGGTGTCATCTGCTTTTCAGCAGAGTCGCGAAGCGCCGCAGCCTCTAAATCAGAGGCACGGGCAACAGGAATAAGTTGCGGACCTAGTGCCATTTTTTTGATCTCATATATGTGATACTACCCTACAATAGCGTTAATCTGCTAACAGGTCAACACATTAAGTCCATCCTCTTGATGAGATTTTCACAACTTCCCTGCGCTCATCCCCCGATGTCATGCTACCAAACACTTCACCGCCATCTGCATGGAGGCACATGTACTGGAACGCATCAGCGACATCGGACCACGGATGAGACTTTTCTGGACTCTCGTCCCTTACACCCTTTGTATTTATTTTGTATCGGTACTTACCCGCTAGGGCCTGTACTAACGGCAGTGCGTCTTCAGGGTCTATAACTACTCCGTGCTTCCCATCGACGATACGCGTCATAAATTTGTCTACTGCGGCTATACGAGCAGCAACGGAGTTCGTACGTGCGCTCTTAACCATGAACCCTTCGTTACGCCAGATGTCAGCCACCGTACGCTCGTCCGTCTGGACACGCTGAAATGCTGCCGGATCTATTATGATTATCGAACGACGGCCCGGAAACTTGTTAACGAGTAGAGGTTTTATCACCTCACGCACGAAGCGTAACGCCCCCATGCCATCTGATATCTTCGCATCGTACACGACTAGTCGCCCGTCGTACGCTACTTGTCCTATCACAGCCGCCGGTGTCAGGCCCGCATCAACGCCGATAATTAACGGATCATCCGAAAACATTGGCTTCATAGGCGCGTCGGCAACATGAACTGACCGGTCAAATGAACGAAAGACCGGTAAGCCTGAGAGGGATTTGCCAAACTGCGCGTTGATATAGACGTCGATCCAGTCTTCTGTCTTACCCTGAGCTAGGTTGTCATAGTAATCATCAGGTAGAAACTGCGTCCAATCGGCTTCAGGACTTAGTCCCGACGGCTGGATAGTAACATGGACGTTCTCTGGGGGTTCGGTGAGGAGAGTTTCCCAGAACGTGTCCATATCTGGTGGGTTTGTCATGCCCCAAATGTGCATGTTTGCATCCCCGTCGTCATTAACGCACCCGACCCCGTTCATCATTTTATCGGGGTACCGGCCTACACGACCTTGCGCGGCGTTATAGATATCGGGGTGAATTTCTCTAAATTCGTCAAATATGATGAAACTAGCCTGTAAAGACAGCAGTCTACGCACGTCGTTAGCATCATCTAGGCCCCTAAACAGCACTTCGCACTCAATATCGCCTATTTTTATGACGAATTTGTACTCAGTTTTGAGGAATGAGCCCATAATACCGTCAGGTATCCACTTTAAGAAGTCTGGAATAGACGTATCTCGCAGCTGCTCTCGCGTATTACGTACCCAAATGCACCTAGAACGTCGAATACCGTCCGTACACGGGGCCATTTGCGCCGCATGGTGCACGATTTTCATAATACCGGCGGTAGTTTTGGTGGAACCTACGGGTCCTACGGCCAAAGAAATGAACTTTTCCGAGTAGAAAAAGTTGTCTAGGCTGCGAATAACCTCAAAATTAACTTCATGTTGCATCGTCGAGCGCCTGACCTTCAATAGTTATGGCGTCGTCTCGGTCCTTAGCGCGTGTGATGTTGATGACCACTTGTGGTCCACCACCTGTGTTGTCCGCTTTGGTATCCGGTTCCAGTTTGCCGAGCTTATTCAGCATTTTTTGGAACTCTATCCGGGCCATTGGGTTAATTTGTGGGTTCTGCATGTGGCGAAACAAGTTGTCTAGGTTAACAGCGCCGAGCATTCGGGCTACTGTTTCCATTTTCGTGGGATCTTCCTCAATCGCTATCATATCTGCGGGCGATAGAATGGGTTTATCTATCAGTTTGGGGTCGATTGCTTTGTACAGTTGTTTGCTCATAGTGCTAGATGCTAACTCGTGAACACATTTAAGTCAATATATACGGAAACCGTCGCCGTCGGTATTAACCCGGGTAGCCCCTGCCGACGAAAATAACTGAAAAACATGTTATCAACTTAAAAGGGTCAATTTTTGGGTTGCGATATACGTGTTACATAAGGGCTGGGCGCCCCGTGCCCCCCCGTCGGTCCCTCCCCACCCCCCTCTTGACGGCTCCGCATTGGTGAGAGACTGAAAAATCGCTGAACCGCATGGTTGTCAAGCTAGTCTCTTCGGCAGAAATACTTTGTCTCCCCTACGTCCGCATGGTGCGCATACGTAATCCATACAGCTTTGGGGGAGGTCCGAAAGGCAGAGCGCAAAGTTGGGGTCGTTAGTAGATAGGACGGGACGCGTGTAATCGCACGCATGACATCAGGGGACCACTTGGGTTCAGGAACTGATACCTCACCGGCGGAGACGCGCGGCGGCTGTAGTAACCTTGAAGGAGGTTTCAATATGTGCATGTGACTATGGCGTGTACATATCTAAGCAACCTTTAACCCAATAATATCTTGAGGATTTAATTATGTTATCAACTAAACAGATCAATAGTAAAATTGCGGGTATCCGTAAATCGTCTGATGCAATCCGTCGTAACGTGCATGAAGTATTGTGCTCTGTTGCGGGTCATGCTCTTGAGCATAAGGACGTATCAGGCTTCACGCGTCTAATAGATGCAACCACTGGCGTAAACCAAAAGCGTATCATGTCATGGATTCGTGACAATGGCTTAGCAACTTGGAATAAGGATAAGAACTCTTATCAGCTTAACAAGTCAGCCCAAGATGATTGCGCCACTAACTTTGTCGACGGCGCGACGTATTCAATGCACCTATTCATGGAATGTGACGCATGGTATGTTGAAGCTGAGAAACCATCAGAGATTGCCAAAGAACTAGATGCCACTCAACGCATCAGGTCCTTACGCAGTCAAATCGCCAAAGGTGATAAAGTTGTCAAAGTAGAAGACTTCCAAGCATTACGTGCAGAAATGGACGGCTTATTGGCTGATTGTCAGCAGTATGCTTAATCCAATAGGGTATTTAGACAGGATATGGCTTGTCTAGTCACTTGTCTAAATACCCCAATACCCTAAGTGTTTGAATTTATTATATATATATACTCTATTTAGACAATAAGACAATAAGACAAGTATAAATAATAACATCAGGATTTTATAACTCTGATGTGTTGGCGTGCATTTTGCGCTCTTCATGGCATCACCCCCAACATTACTTCGTTCGCTTGTCTTATTGTCTAAATACTGTGTATTCAATGACTTACGTACAAGACACTGTCTAAATACCTTTGTCTATATGTTGCTTTGTCTACTCAACCTGTTTACATGTATACACTTTATAGGAGTAAAGTATGTCTTATGTATCCAAGCGACAACGTCGTATAAATCAAGAAATCCGCAACAGTATCGTCCGCCGCCTCATTGATGTGGTAGGTCAGGTCCTCGTTGTTTGTCTAATTGCAGGGTGTATTGCACTCATCTCACTCAACTGGATGCTAGGTTGTGGCGAACGCTTTCCAACCGATAGTAACGGCAACTATGTGCAGGGTGAGTGTGTAACGCCTGCTGATTTGTTTGATGACTACCGCCAAACCCAGACCACAGGGAGCGACTAATGTTTGATGCTCTCTATGAAGTTCGTCCCCGAGGCGACAAGTTTGTGATTGTCCATATCCGCTCAGGTCAGACTGTCGAACGTAACATCAGGTATCGTAGTTACGCTATCGAGTTATGCCGTCGATACAATGACTGTGTTTAACTGAATAACTTATTAAGGAGTAATCATGCCACGTTTATCTAATAACGAGGTCAACGACTACGTCAACGACCGCAAGCTGTTTAAAACCAACGCAGGGACTATATGGTCCGACTATGTCGCATCAGATACCGACAAGCGTGCACTGTATGTTGTCTACTCGTATGACATTCACTTTCCGATGTATGTGTATGACGCTGAGTCCAGTATGTGGATAGGTAACAGTAGTAGGTACAGTGCGACTACTTCCAAGCACCAGTCATGTGCACGTCCAGATGGTGAGATAGTATGGCTCGACCACGACGACATGCAACGTCTAGTCACCGAGCGCTCATACACTAACTACGTCGCATGGCGTATGGAGGTAGCATGAATATCACAGTTCGTATCGCTAACAACTACGGCAGTCGCGTAGTCTATCCCGTGTGTCAACGTGCTCACGCATTTGCAGATATTGCAGGCACCAAAACATTAACCGACACTGTCCTCGCCACGATACAAGCGCTTGGGTTCGGTGTTGTTGTAGAACAGGAGACCCTATGAATATCTTTGTACTCGACACGTGCCCAACTGTTGCGGCTCAGATGCAGTGTGACAAGCACGTAGTTAAGATGCCATTAGAATGTGCGCAGATGTTGTCGACCGTTCATCGCGCCTACGGTAGCGACGACGTGGCACTGTATAAGTCCACGCATAAACACCACCCTTGTACGTTATGGGCGGCACAGTCTACTGCCAACTACTATTGGCTATATGACCACTTCAAGTCACTGGCTGATGAGTATACCCATCGGTACTTCAAGACCCACTTGTCTTGGTCCAAACTTCGTGACGTTGTTGCATATCCTCCAGCTCTGATGCGCGACGACGAACCGACACCTTTCGCTCAGGCTATGCCCGACGAATACAAGCACGACGATGCCGTCACTGCTTACCGCGCCTACTATATAAATGAGAAGGCAAAAATCCTCACGTACTCGCGACGTGACAAACCATCATGGTTATCTAGTTGACACGTTATGTGTTTACATGTAATCATGTGTAATCAACTGTGTACGTATACGTGCACTTAGGAGTAATTCTATGCCAAGTATTAATGAATGTAAGAAAGTAGCTACGCATATCTATCGTAGTTCACCGCGTGCTGTATGTATGTTTCATGGCAAGCCGGGAACAGGTAAGAGTGACGCCGCGCTACAAATAGCCGACGACTTAGGTGTA